CACCGCAAGGAGCCGTCACCGGGAGCCACCGGACAGGACACGATCAGGCTCTGGCAGACCGACGTCGACGACCCCGACTGGTTCACCTTCTGCTTCACCTACCTACCGCGGCGACTCGTGGATGCGGCGGTGATCGAGGGCCTCAAGGAGTGGCACTACCCCTACGTGGACCTGAACATGCACCGTCTCGCCAAGCGCCTCGGGATCCCGGTGAGGGTGGTTCGCGGTGACTGCCACCCGAAGCACATCAACTTTTAGCGAATCGAGGGCGACGATGGCTCAGGTGACCGCGAAGGTCAAGTGTAACAGCAAGAAGATCTGGGGCAGCGAGGGCGCCGCGTTCGAGTTCGGTGTCGACTACGCCGACGGCCGCAACAAGGCGTGGGCCGCCGCGACCCCCACGCTGTCGGTCAACATCTCCGTCAAGGACGCCAACCTGTTCGAGGTCGGCAAGGCGTACACTCTGACCTTCACCGTCGATGATGAGGTCGACGAGTGAGCGTCCGCGTCAACCTCCCGCCGGGCTGCGACGGCCTCAACATGGAGGACGGCACCCGGTACACGCGCAACAGTCGCGGCAGCGTCGAGGTCTCGGACCGCCACGCGACCGCGGTTCAGAAGCAGGTCGGCGGCGAGGGCGGCCTCGCGTTCGCCGGCGGCTTCCGCGGCTTCCTCGGAACCAAGCGCGGTCGCTGGTGCGTCGCGTGCGCTCGACTGTGGAACGTGTGGAGCCACGAGTGCCCCAGGTGCGGTGAAGCCACCGTCACGGAGGATGACGAGTGAGCGTCAAGGTCTACGCACCGTGGTCCCGCGAGGTGATCGACGCCCTCGACGCCTTTCAGCGGCGCGGCCACTTTCACCCGTTCACGTGCGGGATTGACTCGGACCATGGCCCCCTGATTCCCGTTCTCAACGGGTGGGTCTGCCGTGAGAGTGACTGTCGGTACACCCAGAACTGGGCCCACGCGTTCATGGTCAGCCGGTACCCCGACCAGGATGGTGATTGCGGTGAGATCACCGTCACGGCGGATGGCTCGTGGTGGCAGTGGATCAGGCACAGCTGGGAGACGCGCGGCCGTTGGGTGCCCCGTGAGCCGGTGAGAACGGTCAGCGAGCCGTGACCCGCGTCTTCGGCTGGCTCTGCGACCACAGCGGCTGCGGCTACTACCGGGTCAAGCAGCCGTTCAACGCACTCAAGGCCCGCGGCTACGACGTCTTCTACGATGGCAGCATGCCCGCGGACGTCGCGCTCGGCAACGTCGACGTCGTGATCGCGCAGCGCGTGGTCCTCGAGGGACCCACGGAGTGGATCCAGAAGACGGCCCGCAAGGGCAGTGTCAAGGTCGTTCTCGAGTTCGACGACGACCTATGGAACATCGAGGGCTCGAACGCGATCGCGCACAATTTCTTCAAGCCTGAGATGCAGGAACGAGCCAAGCGGAACCTCGCGGTCGCCGACGTCGTGACGACGACGACGGATCACCTCGCGAACCGGCTCAGCGAGTACACCACCGCGCCCATCGAGGTGATCCCGAACCACGTCTCGAGCTGGCTCATCGACCACGAGCGGGAGCACGTCAGCGACCGCGTGACGGTCGGCTACGCGGGCAGCGCCACGCACGTCGGTGACTGGACCGAGCTCAGCAGCGAGCTGCGGCGGTTTCTCACTCGCGTGCCCCAGGCGGAGCTGCACATCATGGGTCACAACCTCGTCGAGAAGTGGCCCAAGAACCTGTGGCGCCACTCGGAGTGGCACGGCGAGATCGACGACTACCTGCGGTCGATCGACTTCGACCTCGGCCTCGCTCCCCTACGGCCGTCGTTGTTCAACAAGTCAAAGTCGGCACTGAAGGCGATGGAGTACGGCGCGCTCGGCATCCCCATCATCGCGTCGAACTGCGGCCCCTACGCGGATTACGTTCGTCACGGCGAGACCGGCTTCCTGGTGGACCGACCGCACGAGTGGGCGATCTACCTGCGCGAGCTGCTCGGTGACGCGCGGCTCCGTGAGAAGATGAGCGCGCACGCCCGCAGCTACGTCGCTGCGAATAGCCTGATCGAGGACAACCTGTGGCGGTGGGAGAGGGTGCTGCTGACGTGAGCAAGCGGGCGCTGGTCACCGGTCACCAGGGCTTCATCGGCCGACACATGCTGAACCGACTGACCGCCCTCGGCTACTCGGTCACCGGCTTCGACGTCCGGGACGCCTACCGCGTCGACGCCCGTGACTTCTTCCGCTTCAACTCGCGGCACTACGACCTCGTCATCCACTGCGCTGCCGTGGTCGGCGGCCGCACGACGATCGAGGGCGCACCGCTGAGGGTCGCCGTCGACCTCGCGATCGACGCCGAGCTCTTCCAGTGGGCGCTGCGAACCCAACCCGGCGCGGTCGTCTACTTCTCGAGCTCCGCCGCCTACCCCACGAACCTGCAGGGCCTCTCACCACGGGCGTGGGAGAACGACCTCATGCGCGGCATGCCGTTGATCGAGAAGTGGATCAACCACGAGGATGACGCGTTCGGTAGGCCCGACCTCACCTACGGTTGGGCCAAGCTGACGGGTGAGGTGCTCGCTGAGCACGCACGAGCCGCCGGCCTGCGGGTCCACGTGTTTCGACCGTTCAGCGGCTACGGCACCGATCAGGACCTCGACTACCCCTTCCCGTCGTTCATTCACCGGGCCCTGCGTCGAGATGACCCGTTCGAGGTCTGGGGCAACGGGGAGCAGCTTCGCGACTTCATCCACGTCGACGACGTCGTCGGCGCGGTCCTCGCCGCGGTCGACCAGGGCTTCACCGACACCGTCAACCTGTGCACCGGCCGCGCGACGTCGTTCAACGAGCTCGCGCGCCTCGTCACCACGGCGGCCGGCTACAGCCCCCAGCTCAAGCACCTCACCGAGGCGCCCGTGGGGGTCACCAGCCGCGTCGGCGACCCCACCGAGATGCTCAAGTTCTACGCTCCCAAGGTCACCCTCGAGGACGGCATCAGCCGTGCGTTAAGGTCACTGGTATGACCGATCTCACCGTTCTCGTGCCCACCCGAGGCCGCGTCGCGAACGCGATCCGCCTCGCGGAGGCGATGACCGCGCTCAACCGCGCCGACACGCAGCTCGTGCTCGGCGTCGACGCCGATGACGAGGACCTCGACGCCTACCGCAAGGCCGCGCCGGTCACCGTCGTTGAGCCCGCGGGACCCGGCATGGTGGGCGCGCTCAACCAGCTCGTCGCGCGACACGCCGCGGACAGCACCTGCCTCGCGTTCCTCGGCGACGACCACGTGCCGCGCACCGAGGGCTGGGACGCCCGGCTCGTCGACGCGATCGCTCTCATGGGCGGTGGCGTCGCCTACGGTAACGACCTCGTGCACGGGATCAACCTGCCCACCGCGGTCGCGCTCGACGCCCGGCTGGTTCAGGCCCTCGGCTACATGGCCCCGCCCACGCTGAGGCACCTCTACGTCGACAACGTGTGGAAGGACTGGGGCTACGGCCTCGGTCGGCTCGCGTACCTCAACGACGTCGTCATCGAGCACCTGCACCCCATCGTGGGCAAGGCCGAGAACGACGAGCGCTACCAGGCCGTGAACACGGGAACCATGTTCAACCGCGACCAGGCGGCCTATCAGACGTACTGCGTGACCCAGCTCAACGACGACCTCGCGACGATGAGGAACGCCCTGTGACCCGCGTTCGGTTGCGTCCCAAGCACTCCGACGCCGAGCTCGCCCGGATCTACGCGACGCCGCACAACCACACGCGCTGGGCCGATCACCTCGTTCGCGTGCGGGTCACCGCCGAGCTCGCGCAGTGGGTCATTGACCAGCACGGCTGCACGTCCGCCGCCGACCTGTCCTGCGGCGACGGTGCGATCCTCGAGTCGCTTCGGGGCGTGACCAAGAGCTTCGGTGACTACGCGCCCGGCTACCTTCACGTGGGGCCGATCGAGGAGACCCTCGAGGAGCTCGGCGGGGTCGACCTCTTCATCTGCTCCGAGACGATCGAGCACCTCGACGACCCCGACGCGGTCCTTCGTCGGATCCACGGCCGCGCCCACCACCTCATCGTGTCGACCCCCATCGATGAGGCAGACGACGGCAACCCTGAGCACTACTGGGGGTGGGGCGTCGACGACGTCAAGGCGATGCTTCGCGGCGCCGGCTGGGAGCCTCACTCAACCATCGAGCTCAAGCTGCGACCACACTTCACCTACGACTACCAGATTCACGCCTGCTGGCGGTCCCGGTGACCGAGTGGCAGCTGTTCGAGCCTGGAACGCTTCCCGAGTGGACCACGCCCGGCTGGTACGAGGATCGAGAGAGCGCCCCGCACGTGGACCAGGCGGAGCACCGGGGACGACTGGATCTCGCCTGCGACCTCGCGACGTACGCCATTCTGCGCCTCGGTGCCTCAACCGTCGTGGACCTGGGTTGTGGCGACGGTGGACTGCTGAAGCTGATCTCGGACCGCCTGGCTGAGGAGGCCGCGAGGGGCGAGATTGTTCTCCCCTGGACGGCGTGGGGCTACGACCTCGCGCCGGCCAACGTGGAAGCCGCACGATCGAAGCGAGGCCTCACCAACGTCTCCTACCTGGACGTGGTCACCGATCCTCGGTCGGTGACGTGGGGTGACCTCGCGATCGCGACGGAGATGCTGGAGCACCTGCTCGACCCGCACGAGTTCGTTCGACGGGTCGCGCGTCGCTCTCGCTACCTGGTCGCGTCGAGCCCCCACGTTGAGACCGACCGGTCACACTACGGGTACCACACCTGGGCGTGGGATCAGGACGGCTACCGGTCGCTGCTGGAGCAGGCTGGCTACGTGATCCTTCGACACGAGACGTGGTCGATGTTCCAGGTGGTTCTCGCGGTGAGGGGAGACGCGACGTGATGGCGGCAGGCAAGGGTGACATCACGGTCTGCGTCCCCACGATCCCACCGCGGCGAGACCACCTTCTCCGGGCCCTGCAGTCGGTCAGCACGCAGACCCTTCCCGCGTGGAACGTGTCGGTCGCGCAGGACGTCAACCACGCCGGTGCCGGCGTCACCCGGCAGCGGGCGCTCGACGCGGTCCGCACCGAGTGGGTCGCGTTTCTCGACGACGACGACGCGTTCATGCCCAACCACCTCGAGATCCTGTACTGCGCCGCGCTCGAGACGAACGCCGACTACGTCTACAGCTACTACATGGTGCGCGATGGCGCTAACAACGACCGGCCGGAGATCGACCCGCTCGGCCACCTCGGCCGACCGTTCGACCCCGCCGACCCGCACCAGACGACGGTCACCACCCTCGTTCGCACCGAGCTCGCGCAGGCCGCCCGGTTCACCCCGCCCGAGGCCGACGAGGTTGACGGGCAGGTCTACGGTGAGGACTTCCAGTTCACCGTGAACTGCTGCCAGCTGGGTGCGCGGGTGCACCACGTGCCCCGTCGGACATGGTACTGGTACCACCACGGTGTGGGCGCGCCCGGCGTTCAAGGAAACACGTCCGGTCGCGGTGACCGGTGGTGAGCCTGGACGGAAGCCCGTGCGTGCGCTATGGAAGTCAGGACGAAATCGTTCCGCCTTATACGCTAACCGATTTCATGAACGAGATCACCGAAGCGTGCAAAGCGGCGTGGGAAGGCGGACGCAACGAAATTTGCGTCATTCGGGTTCCAAATGGAATGTTTCCAAATGTGACTGAATGTCGCAATCCCATCACGCGATCGATCATCAAAATCGAGCGTGTCACCATGTTTGACACTGGTATGTGTGTATTGGCGGTGCCCCTTACAGGCATTCCGATTCGTACCGTTTGATTTAAAGGAGGAAGCATGACCCTGCACGCACGCAGCGACCTCATGGGGGTCGCCGTGTCGAGGGACCACGGGGGGTGTGGAGCCACGCACTCGCGTCCGGTGACCCACGGCTCACCGGTCAAGGTGTGGGTGCTGGACTGCCACGCCTGCGAGAACCACCTGCGCGGCGACCCGAACTGGGCGGTGGACCCGGAGGAGATCCCGGAGACCCCCGACGAGGTGCGCCTGCGCGAGAACCAGGAGAAGCGCGGCGAGAAGAACATCGCCTCGAGCCTGCAGGCCTCCATCGCCAGCCTCGCGTCCTCCCAGGAGGGCATGCAGAAGCTGATGGCGATCATGACCACGGCGTTCGCCGGCCTGAACCCGGAGGTCACGAAGGCCCTCACGGCCCTGACCGTTGAGCCGGTGATGCACGGAACGAGGGACAATCCCACCGGCATCGCATCGCCCACCCGAACGCGGGTCGACGCGCTCGAGGTCGAGCGCGCCGAGCTCGTCGACGACCTGCTCGAGGACGACGCGACGCCGGCCGACCCCAACGACGGTGGCGAGCAGGCTCAGGACCTCAGCAAGCTCACCGTCAAGGACCTGAGGCAGGTCGCGCGGAACCGCGGCCTGGCCGACACCGGCGTTCGCGCCGTGCTCCTCAAGCGGCTGACTCAGGCTGGATAGAGGGTGTCGAGGCGGGGCGTCTGCGGCCGGTGTGGCACCATCCGACGAGGCAGACGCGCCGCCTCCACCCAACCGTTCACTCAGTGCGTGAGTTGCCAGACCCCGCTCTGCGTCAAGCACGCGATCTGGACCACCGACCGCGACGGCTACCTGTGCCGTAAGTGCAAGCCCAAGAGGACGGTGATCACGTGACGCTGCCCGTTGGACCCCTCACCCCCTACGTCACGCCCGAGCTGCTCACGTCCGCGCCCACCGGCATCTCGTGGTCCACGATCCCACCAGGCCGTGGCACCACGCCGGCGCAGCAGCTCGCGGAGCAGGCCAACATCTGCGCCCGCGCGACCGCGCAGGCCGACACGTACTGCAATCAGGTTCTCCGCGCGACCCTCGACACGGAGATCCAGCAGGGGCCTGACTTCCGCATCACGATCCAGAACGGCACCGGCAACGGCCGCTTCATCCTGCAGCGCTGGCCGGTCCTGCAGATCGTCAGCCTCGCGGTCTCCCCCAACACCTTCCCCCGCAGCTACGTCACCGTGCCAGCCACGGCGTACGACATCGAGCACCCCGTCATCGGCGTCTACGGCTCCAACGCGCCGTCCGCCGCGGGCGAGGGCGGCCAGTCCATCGTCTTCTCCGGCGCGTACATCAACTGGGCGCTCGGCCGCAACGGCTACGTCGTCAAGTGCCAGTACGTCAACGGCTGGCCGCACACGTCCCTGACGCAGCCCACCTCCGCCGGCGCGATGGTCCTCAACGTCGACGACTGCACGGGCTGGGCGATCACGTCGGAGGCGCTCGGCGTCACCGGTGCGACCGGCACCGTGTTCGACTCCGGCAACCAGGAGGTCGTGCACGTCACCGGCGCCTCCGCGACCGCGGGACCCGGCACCCTCACCCTCGCCGCGCCGCTGCAGTACGGGCACGGCAGCGGGGTCATGGTGTCGACGCTGCCGCAGTCCGCGATCTGGGCGGTCATCCTGTTCGGCAGCTCCATGGCCCTGACCCGCGGCGCGACCTCCACCACGGTGCAGTCCATTCCCGGCGGCGGCAGCGGTGGCTCCGGCGTGAAGAGCCCCGCCGACCTCGCGGGTGAGGCCGAGCTGCTCCTGAACCCCTTCCGGCGAACGGTCTAGTGGCGTACCTCCGAATCCACCGGCCCTCGTTCGCCAGGCAGACCACGCTGCGTCGCCGTCACCTCTTCAAGCGCCGGCTGCGCGGTCACCAGCTCGCCCGCGGCCGGGGAGCCGCGTCCCGACGAGCGTCGTCGCACCGGGGTCAGCGGGTCCACCGCGTCGCTGGTCGACCGCACCCCCACCGGGAGCGTCGCGGCACCCGTCACGCGTTCGCTCACCGAGACGTGCGTCAGCATTACTCTCGTCGCAAGCACACGCAGCGGCAGCGACGACGCGCCGCGCACGTGGACCGCAAGGCGGCTCACTACACCAAGCGTCGCATCGTGAAGCACGGCTTCCACCACGTCAAGCACTCCCACGTCGTTCACCACGCGCACCGCAAGCACGCGGGCTACCACGGCCGCCGTCACCGACGGCGCCGGTGAGGCTGAGGGGAGCGTTCGGTGCCGATCAATACCACCCAGGTCTACGTCAACGACCTGATCAACGGCCTGGTGTGGCCGATCACGAACCTGCCGCCGCTGCAGAGCCAGATCACGCCGCCCGACCCCAACGTTGACGCGAACATCCCTCAGGCGTACGTGTGGCCGTCCCGCGGTCGGGAGGACCGCAACCCAGCTCGCGGCGGCACCGTTCCCCGCGCGACGTCCGCGACTTCGCCCTCCGGGCTCAAGACCCAGCAGCACCGCCTCGACGTCTACCTCGTGTGGTTCGGTCAGGACGACGACCCCGAGGCCGACACCCTCTTTCCCGGCATGGTCGACTGGGTGATGGAGAAGCTTCGGCTCGCCCCCGACACCACGCCGGCTTTGCTCGACCCGTGGACGAACCGGGAGAGCTACCTGATCGACATCGGCGAGGACATGAGCTATCAAATCACCGTGCGCGCCCTCACCGACCAGCGCTACAACCGATACGACGCCCTGATCACGTGCGTCATCAACGAGGTCTTCGCGGCCTGATGAGGAGCTGTGTGATCTCAGCCAGCGAGCGCGCGGCGCTCTTCACCCCCACCGGAGGAGCTCGATGAGCAACGTTCCCCCCTTCGTCTCTCCCTCCACCAAGAACTGGCTGGGGATCGCCCGTGAAACGGTCGTTGGCACCCCGGTCCTCCCGGTGGTCACCATCCCCCTCGACAAGGGCACGTACGAGCCTGAGGACCTGATCAAGTACCTTCCGGATGAGGCGATCCGCGGCTACATGGCCCTCATGTATGCCGAGATCCAGGGCGTCGAGGACGCGTCGTTCAACTACGGCGGCCCCGTCTTCGGCGACGTCTACGGGTACTTCCTCGACAACGCCTTCGGCGACCTTTCCACCAGTGGCCAGCCCGCGATCGGCGGCACCTCCAACACGTCGGCCGCCTCGTCTGCCGGCAACACGAACGTCACGGTGGGCACGACCGCCGGCTTCGCCGCCAACCAGAACGTGCAGATCGACAGCGGCACCCTCGCTGAGGTGGTCAAGCTGTCCGCCGCGGCCGGCAACTCGATCACGTTCACCGGCTACCCGCTGCGGTTCAACCACGCGAACAACGCGACCGTCCAGACGGTCACCGGGTCCTACACCCACCGGTTCAACCTTCTCAACAGCGGCACCGGTCAGCCGCCGACCCACACCGCCACGGACTACACGGCGCTGACGACGACCGTGGGGGCTCGCTCCTACCCGTCCCTCTGCGTCTCTCAGGTCGACTTCACCGGCAGCGCCGAGGCCCTGTTCATGGCGAAGGTCACCGGCAACTCGTGGATCAGCCAGCCGGCAGCGTCGACGCCGACGAACTCGACGAACTTCGTGGTCCCCATCCCCGCCTGGCGCACCAACCTCACCATCGGCTCGTCGGCCATCTACGACATCGGCCAGTGGGCGGTCGCCATCAAGCGCCAGCTGCAGGTCTACTGGACCAACCAGGGCTTCCAGAACCCGTACATCATCGCCCGCGGCACCCTGGACGCCACGGCGACCCTGAACTTCAGCGTCGCCTACGACGAGACCGCGCTCCTGCAGTTCCTGAACAACACTCAGCCGTCCGTGGTCATCAACGTCGACAACGGCCTCAGCGGGACGAACCACATCAACTACACGTTCGTGCTCGCTCAGGCCGCGTTCGTCAAGTCGAAGATCACGCGAAGCGGCGTCCTCGTCGGCTACGACGACGACGTGCAGACCGTCGCGAACACGAGCAACGTCGGCGGCTCGGGCGGCCTCGGTCCCATCACCGTCATCGTCACCAACAACTACGCACCGTACTAGGTCGGAGGAGCTATGCGCGTCGAGCTGCCCAGCGGCAACTGGGTTGAGATGAGGGACAACCTCAAGGGGCGTGATCGAACCGCGGTGCACGCCGCGCTTCGGATCACCGTCAAGGAGGGCCAGCAGGGGCAGGAGGTCGGCGCGGACCTGTCGGACCGCATGCACGACTCGCTGCTGGCCAACATCATCACCGCCTGGTCCCTCGAGGCTCCCATCCCGGCTGAGCAGGGCGGCGCCGACGCGGTCGCCGACCTCGACATCGACGACTACAACGAGCTTCACCTGAAGACCGCGGATCTGATGAAGAAGGTGAACTTCAAGGCCCCAAACTGAGGTCCGCCCGTCGGCAGCTCGTCGCGTTCTACCTGGCGCAGGGACAGCAGGACGTGCCCCTTCCCAGCGACCTACCGACGATCCTGCTGACGTGGCGGTGGTACGCGAAGGTCTACGGCTGGACACCCGAACAGGTTGAGAACCTACCGCTCGAGGCACTGGACTGGCTTCCCGTGATCGAGGAGGCGGCGCACGAGGCGAGCGAGTTCCTCAGCCGTCGAGCTACCCAGACAAGCATGGGACCCAGGAGGTGACCGACCGTGGCGACGAGCGGCGCGAAGGGTGCGATCGACGCGCTTGGCCTGATCATGACCGCGGGTGTCGCCGCCGCCGAGCCGGCCGCGGAGGCGATGGGTGAGGCCGTGGCGCGCGAGGCGAGAGCTCAGCTGAGCCGGTCCTCGCACGCACCGGGAACGCCGAGCCCCGCCCCGCCCGGTGAGCCGCCGTCGATGATCACCGGTCGGCTCGCGGGAAGCATCGAGGTGAAGGTCCTCGGGCCGGGCACGGTTCAGGTCGGTGCGACGACCGCGTACTCGCGCATCCAGGAGCTGGGCGGCACCGCCGGTCCCGGTGGCGCGACCGAGGTGCCGTCGCGTCCCTACCTCATCCCCGCGTGGGAGCTCGCCGCCGTGGAGGCGTACCAGGTCGCGCTCGAGATCATCTCGGAGGCGGTGAGCCTTGGCTGAGGAGCTTCCACCCGCGGTCCTCGACCTGATCGTCAACACGGCTCAGTGGGTGGAGAGCCTGCAGACGTCGATCGCGTCCCTCGAGGAGCTCGACGCCGCGATCACCGAGACCGTGGCCATGGCCGCGGACTTCTCGGAGGCGCTGACCGCCGGCGCCACCGAGGCCGCGGCCGCGATGGACGAGGCCGCGGCGAGCATCGTCCTGTCCTCCGACGAGGCCTCAGCCGCCCTCGCGCGTCTCGGTGAGGCCGCGGACGCGGCCGCGGCGGCGCAGGACGCGGCCGCGGCCGCGTCCGAGGGAGCCGCCGCGAAGACCGCGGGCTCGAGCGAGGCGTTCGGTGCCGCGGGAGCCTCCATCGGTTCCATCGCGGAGAAGGCCGGCCTCGCGGTCGCCGCGGTCGGTGCCGCGAGCCTCACGATGGCCGGTGACTTCCAGGCCGCGGTGACCCGGCTCGTGACCAGCGCGGGTGAGTCGTCGAGCGCCGTGGGCCTGGTCAGCCAGGGCCTGCTGGACATGTCCACGAAGGTTGGCTTCACGGCCAACGAGATGGCTCAGGCGATGTACCCGATCGAGTCCGCCGGCTACCACGCCGCGGATGGTCTCAAGGTGATGCAGGCCGCGGCGCAGGGCGCGAGGGACGAGGGCGCCGACCTGTCCCACGTCGCGGACGCCGTCACCACGGTCATGAAGGACTACAACCTCACCGCCAGCGACGCGGGTGACATCACCAGCAAGATGGTTGAGGCGATCTCCTTCGGTAAGACCAACTTCGACGCCTTCTCGAAGTCCCTCGCCACCGTGCTGCCCATCGCCGCGTCGGTCGGCCTGTCGTTCGCCGACGTCGCCTCGGTTGAGGCCGCGATGACCGCCCACGGCACCACCGCACAGCGCGCCGCGCAGGACGTCGCCGCGGCGATCAAGAGCATCATCGCACCCACGACGCAGATGAAGAAGGAGTTCGCCGAGCTCGGCACCTCGGAGGACGAGGTGAAGAAGCACCTCGGCACCGACGGCCTCGCCGGCACCCTCGAGTACCTGCGACAGGTTGCGGAGAAGAACGCCGCCGCCGTCGGGCAGTCCGTTCCCGAGGCGATGAAGAAGCTGATCGGCACGTCACCCGGCCTGCAGGCGGCCCTGGAGGCAACCGGTGACGGCGCCGACTCGCTGACCAACGCGATCAAGGCCGTGGGTGCGGCGACGACGGACGCGAACGGTGACGTTCTCGGCTTCTCCGAGGTCCAGGGCAACCTCAGCTTCGCGTTCGCAAAGTTCAAGGCTCAGCTCGAGGCGACCGCCATCAGCATCGGCAACGTGATGATGCCGGCGATGATCGACCTCCTGAAGCTGCTCGACGGCACCTTCAAGTCCATGTCGGGAAACAACGCGATCGGCGAGGCGTTCAAGGAGGTCGTCGTCGTCATCGGTGAGGCCTTCAAGGCCATGGAACCGATGATGGCCCCGCTCGCTAACCTGTTCCGCGACCTCGTCAAGGTGATCGGCGAGCTGCTCGTCGACGTGCTCGCGGCGGTCTCACCGGCGCTCGGCGCACTGTTCGACGGCCTCGACGCCATCGCGAAGGCGATCATTCCCCTGCTGCCGCTCATCAGCGACATCGCGAAGGCGTTCGGCGAGGAACTCGGGACGAACATGAAGACGTTCGTCGAGGCGATCAAGCCGCTGCTGCCACCCCTCACCCAGCTCGTCAAGGTCCTCCTCGCTGAGGCGCTTGACATGATCAAGAAGCTGTCGCCCGCGCTCGAGGACCTCGGTAAGGCGTGGATGCAGATCATCCCAGCGCTTGCCCCACTGATCCCGGTCGTCACCGACCTGGTCAAGCAGATGGTTCCCCTCCTCGAGGTGATCACCCTGATCTCGGTCAAGCTGATCGAGGGGCTCGTGTGGGCGTTCGACAAGGCCGGCAAGGGCTTCGCCGACTTCATGAAGAACGAGGCCGCGGTTGGCGAGTGGCTCGTCAGCCTGCCGAAGAAGCTCGGCGACCTGAGCCTGTCCCTCATTCAGTGGGCCCAGGGTCTTCCGAAGAAGATCAGTGACGCCCTCAACAGCCTTGGCAGCAGCCTCAGCTCGAAGTGGGACGAGGCGATGAGGACGCTGCAGCGAAAGGCGAGCGACGCCGGCAAGCTGGTTATCGACACGTTCAACAACCTGCCCTACAAGATCGGCTACGCGCTCGGTGAGCTCGTCGGAACGATTCAGCGCGAGGGCAACAAGCTCGGCCAGGCGATCATCGACGGGATCAAGTCGGCGTCGGAGGCCGTCGTCAAGTACTTCAGCGTCGACCTGCCTAAGAAGATCAAGGACTCGACCTCAACCGCGAAGGACTGGATCGACAAGAACGGCCAGGACGTGATCAACGGCTTCCTGAACGGGATCGAGAAGAAGGCTCTCGAGCTCTGGAAGTGGTTCAACGACCTGCCCAAGAGGATCGACGACTTCCTCACGGGAGCCAGCAACTGGCTCTTCGCCCGGTCGATGGAGGTCATCGCCGGCTTCCTCAACGGCGTCAACCAGGCGGCCGACGCCATCTGGAAGTGGTTCCGCGACCTTCCCGGGAAGATCCTCAACCTGCTGAGCAACGCGAACACCTGGCTCATCAACACCGGCTTCGCGATCGTTCAGGGCCTCGTGCACGGCATGCTGAACGCTGCCGGCTGGCTGAACGACCAGATCATGAACTTCGCGGCCGGCGTGATTCAGGGCTTCAAGGACGCGTTCAAGCACGGCTCACCGTCGAAGCGCATGGCCGACGAGGTCGGCATCCACCTCAGCACCGGCATCGCGATGGGCATGCTGAACGGCATGCCCGCCATCCGATCCGCGGTCAACGCGATCGCGTCGGAGCTCACCCGCGGCGGCAACCTCGGCCTCAACCCGAGGTCCCTCGGGATCCCCAGTGGCCTCGCCGGGCTCGCTGCCGGCGCCGGCGGTGGCGTTCTCATCATCAACAACAACGTCGAGGGGTCGGTCATCGCGGAGAGCCGGCTCGCCACGGTGAACCAGACGCAGACGCTTCGGTACAACAACCGGAATCCCACCAACGGGTTGTCGCTGTTCGGAAGGGGGACGACGTGACGGTCACGAACCCCAACACGTGGAGCTCCTCGTGGAGCGTTGACCCCAACGGCAGCACGTCACCGACCATCGCGCCCGCGAACCAGGCACTGAACATCCCGATCACCGGCATCACCGGCGGCAACTGGCTCGTCGCGACGGTTGGCTGGGGAGCCTTCCCTCAGGTTCCCTCCACGATGTGCGTCAGCGATGACGCGGCGAACTACTGGGTGCCGGTCGTCGTGTCGCCCACGGACCCCACGCAGGACTCGTTCGCGGTGAACGGCAACCCCAACTTCGCGACCGGGGCGTCCTCACCGTGGACGCTGGCCGCCGGTTCCGCGCTCAGCGTGCAGAGCGCGGTGACGCACGTTCCCCAGGGCTACGCGGCGCGGGTGACGCCGAACGGGTCGAGCGCGACGGCGGGGATCACCTCCAACAAGGCGAGCGTGCAGGCCCGAGCCGGTGGCACCGTGTCGGCGTCGGCGTACGGGTACTTCACCCAGGCCGTGACGACCGCGTTCTCGCTGGTGATCTCGTTCTACGACGCCGGCGGCTCACTGATCTCGTCGGTCACCGGTGCGGCTCAGTCGGCGGCCGCGAACACCTGGACGCCGACGACGAACACGACGACCGCCCCATCGGGTGCGGTGACGGCCTCGATCACCGTGCAGCTCACCGGCACGCCCGCGGCGTCGAACGTGTTCTACGTCTCCGAGGCGAAGCTCTACTTGCCGGAGGCGATCAACTACAACCCGTTCTTCACGAACAACCCCGCGCTCGACGGCTGGACGGTCAGCAACGCGTCAGCCGCTGCCGTAACCAACGTCGCGTTCAACGGCCAGCCGGCGATCGAGATCACGCCGGCCGGGACGGCGAGCAACGTCACCCTGCTCGCCTCCTCCGGAAACCGGTCACCCGTCACCGGCAGCAGCTTCTACACCGCATCGGGTTGGCTCTTCGCGCCGCAGGGCTACAGCCAGACCGCGGTGGAGATCAACTGGTACACCGCCGGCGGCTCCCTGATCTCCACGAGCGTCGGCAACCCCACCGCCGTCACACCCAACGGGTGGTCGAACGCGAACGTCACCGCGCAGGCACCCACCGGGGCCGCCCTCGCCGCGGCTGGGTTCGTTCTCAACAACCACCCTCAGGCGTGGGACACGGTCTACGTGGCTCAGATGACGCTGAGGTCCGGTCAGGGGTTGAGCAGCGTCGCGCGGTGCGCGATCTGGGCCGCCCCCAACGTCTCGAGCGCCACGACGCAGGTCTTCGTTCAGCCCCTCGGTGACGTCAACGGCGTGTCGGCGTCCGTGCTTCAGTTCGCTGGAATGCCGTCCTGGCTCACCGTGGACGACGCGGTCGCGTCCTACTGCGTTGGGTCCAGCGTGACGTCCCTCGCCGCGACGCCGACGCAGAGCTCCCTGGTCATCTCCACGGCCGCGTTGAACGTGGCGACGCAGTACACCCTCGACCGGGTCAGCCTCAACGGCTGGCAGCAGCGAGCGTCGGCCGCGTCGACGAACGGTCTCTTCTCCTCCTCAGCCTCGTTCAACGTCACCACGTGGCAGGTGACCGGTGCGGCGCTGACGGAGAGCTTCTACTCAGCGGCGCCGCTCAACGCGAACCCGGTCTTCGCGACGGACGTGTCGGGCTGGACCGCGACGAACGTCACGGCCGCGTCCTCCTCCGCGTTCACGTGGCCCACCAACAGCTTGGACCCCCTTCTCGTCTCGACCAAGTCAGCCAAGCTGACCCCCAACGGCAGCTCCGTCTCGAACAACTTCGGCGTCACGTCGACGTCGGGAGCGGACGCGCTGAGCAACTTCCGGTACCTCGCCGAGTTCTACCTCTACTCACCGACCGGCTGGTCCAACTACCAGGTGCAGCTTCGCTTCTACGACAGCGGCCACACCCTGATCTCGTCGGTCACGAGCGCGTCGTTCGCCGTTCCCGCCAACACGTGGACGAACAACTACGTGGCTGCCGCCGCACCCAACGCGGCATTCACGGTGACGCCGGTTCTCCTTCAGAACGGCACGCCACCCACCAGCGCGGTCACCTACGTCGGCCGCGGCACCGTCAACATCGTCAACGAGCTGTCACCGGTCGGCATCGCGCAGGCGACCGCGGCGTTCCAGCTGACGCCGGCGACCCCCGCCGTCATCAACCCGAACTGGCCCAACGTGCGGCTCGAGGCGGGGTTCGGTCAGCCGTCCTCAACGCCACCGGATCAGATCCAGTGGACCGACATCTCGAACCGCCTGCTCTCGGTGAACCTGCAGCGTGGCCGGCAGTACGAGCTGAACAGCCTGCAGGCGGGGGTCGCGAACTTCGTTCTTCGAAACGACGACGGGTACCTGACACCAAAGAACGCTCAGAGTCCCTACGAGTGCGACGTCTACAACCCCATTCGCCTCACCGCGGTCAACAACGGCAAGGTGTTTGGGATCTTCACCGGTTTCATGGAGCGCTGGCCGCAGGTCTGGACCGACCCCCACTGGGGTGAGGTCAACGCCGTCGCGGTCGACTGCTGGGCACTGTTCTCGAAGACGCTGCAGACCATGCCGCAGGAGGAGATCCTCGCCGATCAGCCGTTCGGCTACTGGCCGTGCAACGACAATTCCATGTCGAGCATCGCGATCAACATCGGCAGCGAGGCAACGAAGACACCGCTGCAGACGGCCGGCATCATCGGCAACGACCCCACCGCCTTCTATGGGACGTTCGGTGACGCATCGCTGGGGTACGGCGGCACCGACTACGTGTTCAACCCCCACAGCTCGACGCTCAACACGTCGATCGGTCAGACGCTCGTGTACGGGCCGATCCGTGAGATCACCATTCCACCGGACCTGCCTCCCATCTCCAACGGCGTCACCGTGATGATGTTCACGGGTCTTGGCTCCCCCTCGCACGGTCACAGCTCTCAGGTGTCGAGCCAGCTGACCCTGTTCACGGCGCTCGGCAAGTCCCAGCCCATCATCGAGGTCTACCTGGCCGCGTCGACGCACGACCTCTACGTGAAGACGTGGAACGCCAACACGGGCGCGACCACGACGTGGGGTCCCGTCACCGGCCCGTGGGACACCCTACGTGACGCGACGGCGGGCACCTCCAACGACCTGCCGTTCTTCCTGCAGATCGCGAGCGATGGGTTCACCATCTACGCGCTCGACCCGTTCAACTTCGTGCTGACGCAGAACGGCATCGACACCCTCGAGACCACGTGGAACACGTTCGAGGCGATCGGCCGCATCGACGCGTACAACGCCGACGGCGGCTTTGGTTTCGTCGCCGTCAACAACATCGCGGTCTTTGACCGCTTTCTTCCCGCGACCCGGATGAGAACCATCATCGCGTCGCGGTATGGGGCGATCAACGACTACGGTGACTGGCGGGTCTGCCGGTACCTGTCGTACTTCCAGCCCGTTCCCGCGCGGGTCTACTACGACGTCCGCTCCTCGCAGACCCAGCTCGTGGGGTCATACAACCAGCAGGGGCAGAACGTCGGCTCGGCGATCAACGAGGTCGTGACATCCGAGGCGGCGTTCAACTACATCGACCGCAACGGCTACTTCGTGTACCGGGCCCGACAGAACGCGACCGACCGCGGCATTCAGGCGGTGCTCGGTGAGAACACGGCCGCCGGCGAGATCCCCTACCTCGTGTCGATCGAGCTCGACTACGACCCGTCGCAGATCTTCAACGACGTGCAGGTCACCTACGACGGGGCGTCCAAC